ACTATGGAATTAAGAATAGACCCGGATTTTGAAAGCCGGATACCACCACTTACCGAAGATGAGTTCATTCAGCTTGAAGAAAACATTTTAGCTGACGGCGTTATCATCAGCCCCATCATCGTATGGGGCGATGTAATCATCGACGGACACAACCGTTTCCGTATCGCACAGAAACATCCGCACATTGAATTTACGACCTGTGAGCGTAAATTCTACGACCGCCATGAAGCTCTTGCATGGATTTGCAAAAATCAACTCGGACGACGAAACCTTACCTTTCAGCAAAAGAAATATTTGATTGGTAAGCAGTATGAATCCGAGAAGGCTTCACATGGTGGGGACAGGAAAAGCAGCGAAGTGAAATCAAGTTCCCAAGTTGGGAACTTGATTTCACCGGAAAAGACCTGCGATAGAATTGCCAACGAATACGGCATAAGCAAGAACTCCGTTCTCCGTGCAGGAGCATTTTCAAAAGCGGTAGATATTGCTGATGAGATTGACCCAGGTATTCGCTCGGAAATTTTCGCAGGGAAAATCAAACCCACACAAGATGATGTGGACGCTATTACAAAAGCCACCCCGGAAGAACGACCGGCATTGGTTGAAGAATTACGAAAACCACCGGAAGAAAGGAAAAGGCTGCTTCCCGAAAGGCATCTGCTGACATTAGAGGAAATTGCGGCAGAACTGCCGAGTGAAGGCTGCCGAGGAACACCGGAAAGTATGCTCTATGAATTAGAGGATGCTCTGGACACCTTTTTCTTCCGTTGGTCTGTATGCCTCAGCCACAACAAGGATTACTTCTTAGCAAAAAAGCATAATCCCAAAGTCAATAAGCTCGCACAGAACGGGCTTGCCTATCTTAATCGAATACTTAAAGGAGAGATTCCATTATGACAACTAAGACAAATAAGTACAACTACAAAACCATCTTTATCCCCGCCTCTCAGCTCATCAGCCCCAGGGAAACTTATCAGAGAGAACTTGTTTCTCCTCGTGCCAAGGAAATCGCCGGTAAGTTTGACGAACGTATCGCCAACGAACCCAAGGTCAGCTACCGTGACGGCAAATATTATGTCTTTGACGGACAGCATACCATCGGTGCTCGTATTCTCGTCTCCGGCAATAAGGACGTTCCCATCAAGTGCAAGGTGTACTACGGCATGGACGAACAGGAAGAAGCTCTGCTCTTTGCACAGCAGAATGGCGTCTCTGCTCCGCTGACTGCCGGTGCTCGTATGAGAGCAAAGATTTTCGGTAAGGACTCCGAAGCAACCGCTTTCTATATGGCAAATCTTTCCGCCGGACTTGCGCTCGATTTCGACCACAACCGTGGACTTGACCGCATCGGTTGTATCAAAACTGCGTTCAATGCCTACAAGCGTATCGGAGAGGAACGGTATATGGAGGCAATGAAGATTTTGAAAGCAGCATGGAACGGCAACCCCGATTCCTTCCGAACGGAAAATATCATTGCTATCACTTACTTCGTTGACCGCTACCACGACGAGTATTGCCCCCAAAGGCTCGTAACTCAGCTCCGAGCTACTGACCCCTTGAAAATCTACAGAGATGGACGAGCTGTTGGCGTAAATCTGACGGGCTACAAAAAGTACCTGTTCCCATTGCTCAGCCTCTACAACGAGAACGCCGGTAAAAACGCTCTGCCTATGAAATTCTGATATATCCTCCGTGGCGACTGCAATCCGATTGCGGTCGCTTTTACATATCCAATAGGAATGTAGAAAGGAACTTAGCCTATGAAAGATAACTGGAATTATCGCCGTGGTGATATATACCTTGTTGACCTCGGCACAAATACCGGCTCCGAACAAGGCGGCTGCCGTCCGGTGTTACTGCTTCAAAATGATGTGGGCAACCACTATGCGCCGACCCTTATCGTAGCTCCCGTATCTTCCCGTTACTGGAAGAAATCCAAGCAGCCGACCCATTCTCTCATTGAGGGAATTGAAAACCTCAGCAGCCCTTCGGTGGTTCTTGCGGAACAACTTATCACCATCGACAAGGTGCGTGTAATGAAATACCTGGGCAAAGTACCGGAAGCTCAGATGCAGGACATCAACAAAGCGGTAAGCATCAGTCTCGGTTTGGAGCAGCCCGATATTACACGCATTTTGGCTTGAATTTCAGCATAGTTATGAACGAGACCGTAAAGGAGGGCTGTTATGCAATCTGCATCCATGATAAATATGAAAAACATCGACCTTAACACAGTTGACCGAGATGCGCTGGTGGACATCCGGGATGTGAAGGTCAACACGGCACTTCCCAAACGGGAACGTGCCATTGATTTTATCCGCCAGATTGGAAATCCCTACTGCTACAAGCACGGAAAGTATGTAGTAAAGGTTGGTTTCTCCGACACAGAGGTATCGTTGGAAGAACGCCTTGCAGGGTACATCCGCTCCAAGTGCTGACATCCTCGACAGAATGGGACAGAAACCGTAAAATAGAAGCAGGACTAAAGCGACGCTCCGTCTCGGTAGTTTTGCTCATTACAGAGAAAAGGAGTGTGCTATTATGCAGAATACGCAGAATAAGATTTGGAACGCCACCCTTTATCTCCGTCTGTCCCGTGACGATGGCGATAAGGAGGAATCCAACAGCATCACCGGGCAGCGTGAGCTGCTCCGTGATTACATATCGCAGAGACCCGAATTTCGGGAGTATGCGGTAAGAGTTGACGACGGTTTTTCGGGTTCGACCTTTGAAAGACCGAGTTTCCAAAAGATGATTGAGGACGTGAAAGCAGGACGAACGAACTGCATCATCGTAAAAGACCTCTCCCGTTTTGGACGAAACTATCTGGATGCCGGTGAATATATCGAAAAGATATTCCCGTTCCTCGGCGTTCGTTTCATTGCCGTCAACGACAATTACGACAGTCTCGGAGACAAAAAAGCCTCCGACGACATTATCATTCCGTTCAAGAACCTAATAAACGAAGCCTATTGCCGGGATATTTCTGTAAAGATTCGCTCTCAGCTTGAAATCAAGCGTAAGAACGGACAGTTCCTTGGCTCCTTCGCTGCTTTCGGTTATCTGAAAGACGAGCAGAACAAAAACAAATTGGTGGTTGACCAGTATGCCGCCGATATTGTCCGTGACATTTTCAAGTGGAAGTTAGAGGGTGTCAGCCCACAGGATATTGCTGACGCTCTGAACAAGCTCGGCGTCCTCTCTCCGATGGAGTATAAACGCTCCCTTGGAATGAAGTTCACCACCTCCTTTAAGACCAACTCTAAAGCATTGTGGTCGGCAGGCACGGTCATTCGTGTTCTGAAGAACCCTATCTATACCGGAGTTCTTATCCAGGGCAAGGAGACCACACCGAGCTATAAGGTGCACAAGCGTGTTACCAAGGATGAAAGCGAATGGTCTGTCATTGAGGACAGCCACGAAGCGATTATCTCAAAGATTGATTTTGACAGCGCTCAAAAGGTGCTCAAATGCGATACTCGCCGCAGTCCCGGTGGTAAAGCGGTGGGGCTGTTCAGCGGAATGATTTTCTGTGGCGATTGCGGAGCCAGTATGGTTCGCAAGACCGTTCCAGCAGGCGATAAGAAATATGTGTATTACATCTGTTCTGCCCACAAGCAGGACAAAAGCTGTTCGCCCCACCGTATCAGAGATAACGCTCTGGAGGAAATTGTGTTGGACAGTTTGAAGCAGCATATCAGCGAGGTCGTGGATATGAGCGAATTGTTTGCCATTACCGATACAGCACCGCTTAGAACCGCACAGGCTCAAAAGGTGCAGCGACAGCTAGATAAGAAACATGAGGAATATGAGAAGCTCCAAAAGCTGCTGATGTCCCTGTATGAAAATCTTGCGGACGGCATCATCGACCGTGAGGAATACACCCGGCTGAAAGCCAGCTTTTCAGCTCGTGCCGATGAAGCGGAAAAGCAGATGGACGCTCTCAGAGAACAGCTTGAAGATATATACAACCACGGAACGGAAAATGCCTGGATGAATGAGTTCATCAAACGGCAGGGGCTTACGACCCTCGACCGTGCCGTTGTGGTTGCACTGATAGACAAAATACTGATTCATTCCAACGATGTGGTGGAAATCATCTATCGCTGGCAGGATGAATTTGCTTGGCAGCTTGACATTCTTCGGAGTGCCAGATTGCGGGAGGTAGTATAAATGGCAAGAACAAAACGAAAGACAAATCCTCTTGTGCAGGAAGTGGAAAGCTCTGTTCCTGCGAGGAAAATATACAAGACAGCCGCTTACGTTCGCTTATCCGTAGAGGACAGCGGCAAGCCCGGTGCAGATACCATTGAAGGACAAAAGGCTCTGTTGACTTCTTTCATTGAGAACAAGACCGATATGGAGCTTGTCGCCCTGTTTTGTGACAACGGGCGAACCGGCACGGACTTCGACCGTCCTCAGTTTGAAAAAATGATGGGGGAAGTCAGAAAAGGTCGTGTGAACTGCATCGTAGTCAAAGACCTGTCTCGTTTCGGGCGCAATTACAAGGAGACCGGCAACTATCTGGAGCGTATCTTCCCATTCCTCGGCGTTCGCTTCATCGCCGTCAACGATAACTTTGATACGCTGACCGCAGAGAGAACCCAGGACGGCTATATCGTGCCTCTGAAAAATCTCATCAACGAGGTTTACAGCAAGGATATATCCAAGAAATCCGCATCTGCACTTCACGTCAAGCAACAGCGTGGCGAGTTCATCGGAGCGTGGGCACCGTATGGGTACAGTAAAGACCCCGACGACAAGCACCACCTTGTTATCAACGAGGAAACAGCTCCTACCGTACGTCAGATTTTCAAATGGCGTTCCGAGGGTATCAGCGTGGTGCAGATTGGACGCAGGCTCAACGATGCCGGTATTCTTTCTCCCTCCGCTTATCTCTATGAGACAGGCGAAGTCAAAACGGAGAAATACAAGGGTGTGCTATGGCATACACAAATCATAAAGAGCATACTGGCACACCCTGTTTACATAGGTCATATGGTTCAAGGGCGTAAAAAGCAGTCCTTCTATGAGGGAAAGCGGCAGACCTATGTGGATAAAGAAAACTGGATTATTGTCCGTTATACCCACGAACCGATTATTGATGAGGAAACCTTCGAGAAGGTACGGCAAATCGCCAATCACCGAAAGAGCGAGTACCACGAACGCCTCGGTAAATTCTCTCATTTGGAGCATACCGAGAACATCCTGCAAGGGCTTGTATGGTGTCCGAACTGCCAAAGACCGCTGGTTCGCTACAAGAACGTGAGCCACGGCAAAAAGCTGTGGTATACCTTTATCTGTCCCGGTCATGCAGATGACCCGGCTCGTTGCTCCTATGTGAGCGTCCGAGAGGATGGACTGACCGAGGTGCTGTTTACGGCAATTCAGTCGCAGATACAGATTGCCGCCGATTTAGAGGAAGTCATCAAGCGGTTGAACGCAGAACCGGAATACCGCCGTCAGCGTTCCGATGCTGCATCCAAGTTGGAAGCGGCAAGGCGCACTCTGAAGCGCAGCCAATCTCTGTATGACAGCCTGTATCAGAACTATGTGGAACAGCTTATGACCGAGCAGGAATATGTGACCCTCAAAACGAGGTACAAGGCCGAAGCAGAGAAAGCCGAACAGCTTATCGCCGCTTTAGAGCAGGAACAGCACGAAAGCAAGGTCTATACTGCTGAGAACCGTTTTCTTACAGAGTTCCGTTCCTTTATGGGAACGGACACGCTTACAAAAGAAATGGCGTCGGCACTTGTGGAACGCATCTATGTGGATGCAGACAAAAACATTGATATTCGCCTGCGTTATCGGGATGAATATATGGCACTGTTGAAATTTATCGAAGGGAGGGCTGCTGTATGAGAGTGGCGATGTATCTCCGCCTGTCCAGCGAGGACGGCGACTTAAAGGATACCGGCAAAGCCGAATCCGAAAGTATATCCAATCAGCGAGGTCTGCTGCAGAACTTCATCAGCAGCCGACCGGAGTTCAGTGGTTGGGAAATCTCCGAGTTTTGTGACGACGGTTGGAGTGGTAAGAACTTTGAAAGACCGGATTTTCTCCGAATGATGGAACAGGTCAAGCAGGGACAAATCCATTGCATCGTTGTCAAAGACCTTTCCCGTTTTGGGCGTGATTACCTTGTGGTCGGCAACTATATCAGCCGTGTGTTTCCGTTCCTTGGGGTTCGCTTCATCGCCGTCAACGACGGTTTTGACAGCTCCAGACCGCAGGACATCGACAGTCTGGATACTTCCTTCAAAACGCTGATTTACGACCTGTATAGCCGGGAGCTTTCCGGTAAAGTCAAAAATGCCAAGCGTATGCGAGCCGAGAAAGGCTTGTTTCTCAGCCCTTTTGCTCCCTATGGGTATGTGAAAGACCCCGACGATAAAAACCGCCTTATCATAGATGATGAAGCGGCAGACATTGTTCGGAAAATATTCGCCTTGACCGCAGAGGGAGTAAAGCCTACGGAGATTGCGGCTATGCTCAATCGTGAGGGCGTTCCAACGCCGATGCTGTACAAACGAGCTGCGGGATGTTCCCGTGACCGTTGGCCAAGCATCCACGAGGAAAACTTCTGGACACAAGGCAACATCTTCAAAATCCTTCGTGACGAACGCTATCTCGGCAAATGCGTCTATGGAAAGCGTGAGCGTGATATGGTCGGCAACTTGCATACGGTAAAGAAAAGCAAATCCGATTGGATTGTGGTTGACGAGACCCACGAGGGTATCGTTTCAAAGGAACTGTTTGAACAGGTGGCAAGCCGTATGAAGGAGTACAAGGAATTTGTTCCGAGTACATCCCAAAGGAATCCGCTTCGCCGCAAAGTGATATGCGGAACGTGTGGCTTTGCGATGTCGCTGTCCAACACGAAAAATGCAAAATACCATTGCCGTACATCCCATCTGAAAGCAGGTTTTGATTGTACTTCCGAGGGTATTCTGCAAGCGGATATTCACGAAATGGTCGTGACCTTAATTCGCACCTATGCCGCCTATGCGGTCAGCCTGGAACACCTTCTGTTATTGCAGAAAGAACGCATACAGGCAGAAAAAAAGCAAGCCCGTCGTGAGCTTGCGGTATTACAGAGCCGAAGAAATCAGTTTGAAAAATCTCTCCAGGATTTATATGAAAAGCTGATTGACGGCACAATCGACAAAGAGACCTACTTATCACAAAAGGCAAGCAACCAGGCACAGATGCAGGAGCTTACCGAAAAGATGGAGCGACTTGAAAAGTCCTCGCAGACCACATCCGAGCAAGGCGGAGCCTTTATTGAAAAATACAAGGAATACACCGAGCTTGAAACACTCACCGCTGAGATTGCAAACGATGTGGTAAAGCGAGTGACGGTTTACAAGGACGGCGGCATTGAAATTGAGCTTGCCCTGCGTGACGAACTGGAGGCGCTGCTTACCTGCCTTGAAACGGTGGATGCAGCTTCTTGACCCTCTGAATTGTAAACAAATCTCAAAATTCTTTAGTCCTTACTTGACAGCGGCTGATGAGGGCATTTCTGGCACGAACACAAAGAAGCGCAAAGAGTTTAACCGTATGATAGCGTGCGCCAAGAACGGCGACTTTGATTTGATTATTACCAAGGAGATTTCCCGTTTTGCGAGAAACACCCTTGATAGTATCTATTACACCCGTGAATTGAAAAAGCACGGCGTCGGCGTTATATTTATGAATGACAATATCAACACCTTAGACGGCGATGCAGAGCTTCGACTGGCGATTATGTCCTCTATTGCACAGGAAGAAAGCCGCAAGACTTCCGAGCGTGTGAAGTGGGGTCAAAAACGCCAGATGGAACAAGGCGTTGTGTTCGGCAGAAGTATGTTGGGCTACGATGTCGAGGGCGGCAAAATGACTATCAACGAGGAAGGCGCAAAGGTTGTACGCCTTATCTTTCATAAGTTCGTCAACGAAGGCAAAGGAACGCACGTCATCGCCCGTGAGCTTCGTGAGGAAGGCATCAGTCCTATGCGGGTCAAGGAATGGAGCAACACGGTCATTCTGCGAGTGATACGCAACGAGAAATACTGCGGAGATTTGGTGCAGAAAAAGACCTATACGCCCGACTTCCTATCTCACGAAAAGAAGTACAACCGTGGGCAAGAGGAATTTGTTATCATTAAAGACCATCACGAGCCGATTATCTCCCGTGAACTGTTCGATGAAGCAAACCGAATTTTAGATGCAAAGTCACTTTCGCAGGAGGGCAAGGCGAAGCACTCTAACCGCTATCCGTTCTCTGGTAAAATCAAATGCGGCTGCTGCGGCTCAAGCTATGTGGCAAGGTATAAAACCAGAAAGGACGGCAGCCGATACAAGGCGTGGCGCTGTAATGAAGCCGCAAAACACGGTAGCCCCCATATCGACAAAGCGGGAAACCAAGTCGGCTGTACGGGCTTGTCTATCCGCAATGAGGATGCGACCCACATTATGTATCTCGTAACCAAGAGCCTTAAATACAACAGGAACAAAATCATAAATAACCTAACTGCCGTCATTCAATCCATTATTGCTATGGATACGACGGGTACAGATGTCCTAAAGCTGCAAGAGCAGATTAAGAAGATTGAGGGCAAGCGGGCTAATCTGATTGACCTGTATATGTCCAATCTGATTAACAAGGACGAATTTACCGCCACCCGTGCAAGCTGCGATGCGGAAATCGAGGAGCTTCAATCTATCATCGAAAGCGTGGATAAGCAGCGTGAAATGATTGAGCAGCAACAGCAGCTCCTAAAAGAAATTGAGGATGCAATCAAAGAGATTGTCAGCGGTGTGGAGTACGAAGATGAGTTCTATAAGCACATTTTAGACAAGATGGTAGTTCAAGATAAGGACAACATAGATGTATATCTGAATTTACTTCCTATGAAGTGGAGCTATACGGTTGCAAAAGCATCAAAAAAAGCCGTAGCCTCTGAATGGAACATTTCAGAGGCTTCTCTACCGATATCGTTCAGTGTTGCCCGAACTCTGTCATCCGGCATAGAGAAGCGCTGTGTCAGATAA